GTCAAACTAACGACACCAAAATAATCTAATTCCCTCTTATCATAAGATAATTACGTAAATATACTTAAGACTGGATTAAGTGTATACGTACCCCTTCCAGCGAGTCGGACAAGCAATAGCGTACTACAATACGCGCAACCCTGCGCGTGCGAAGAATATTAATCTACTAGAACCCGACACGCAATATAACCCCATCGGTATAGACCTAGACGACTCTCCCAGGGACATATGGGCAGCAGTATGTCTAGCGATACACGCAACTTTGAAACAAACAGATCCGATATCAAGAGATGCATTTAAACGCAACGCTTTGGGAGCGGGAGAAACGCATCTACACCCCTCTGAACTTGCTAACATACTAGGGGTAACACCACAGATTATCTATAGAAAACTAAGACAAGTTAGGAACGAACTAGAGGCGGAGCTAATCAACAGGAGGTTAATGCCTCCGCATGAGGACGCATAGGCAAGTCGGCCAACGCCCCACCAAACAAAGTAAATAGGGTACATAAAAATGGCAAGGCCGGAACACGAGCCGACCCCCCAGGAGCGCGAGCTAGTCGTAAGACTAGCTAGTAAAGGAGTTCCGCAAGCATTTATAGCGGCTAAAATCGGCATATCAGATGACACTCTACGCAAGCAGTACGAGAGGGAGTTATCGATAGCATACGCGGACCAAGCTGTCGATCTATGTGGCGCAATGTACGAGAAAGCAATCATAGAGCGAGACACTACTATGATTATTTGGATGACAAAGAACCTACTCGGCTGGAGAGGGGATCAGGGAGTACAACAAGATGCTCCTAAAATTACCGTAGTACTTAACAGGGGACAAACCCGCAAGAGCAAGCGATCCACGATTGCAAATACTGGGACAGATGGCTGAAATACTTACTCCGGTCACCACGCCGGATTGGGTGTTCGACGCATATGAAGATGATACCCAGTTTCGAACATTCTACGTTACAAAAGGGTTAGGATCTGGAGGGACATATGGGTCTGCGATCTGGCACTATCTACAGTGTCTAAAAAACATTGGGGCTCCGTTGTCGTGGTCAATAGCGCCGACGTACCAGCAGATTGCAGACACCCTATTACCGACGTACTCGACTGTCTTACAAGAGGAGTTTCAGCTAACAGAAGGGATCGACTTTGAAGTAATATCGTCGCAACGGCCTAAGATCATACTCAAAAAGACTAAGCAAGAGATTCACTTCAAGAGTGCGAATCGAGCAGACAGACTAGTAGGGCCGAGTATCTCTCATGCCTCCGGCACTGAGCCTGGCCTCTGGAAAGAGGAGGCGTTTCAAAAAACGATAGCGCGCATAAGACATCCAAAGGCGAAGACCCTACAAAGGTTATTCGAGGGTACCCCAGAGGGAATGGGGAATGCTTACGAGTTAAGGGCGAATTTTCCCGAGGGGGTAGACGAAAAGAAAAACGCAGTTAGGATAATCCTACACACAGAAGACAATGAAACGCTTCCAGCTGGCTACATACAAAGCTTAACAGAAGCTTACGAGAGCGACCCAGCAAAGTTAGAAAGCTACTTACGCGGAATCTTCACGGCGTTCACAAAAGGGACAGCTTACTGGGAATACAGGTCAAGTAGAAACGTAGCGCTAGACGCGAAAATAACGCAGCTAGTCCCGATCATATTTTGCTGGGATCTAGGGGTGTCTCCGCTTGCCTGGGTAGCAATGCAGCACCAGCCACACCAGCGCCGAGGTTATCACTATAATAGATACGTAGCGGTGGCGGAAGGCTCAGGACGAGCCCGAGGAGTGTATGACGCTACGGCTGAGTTTATCGCAACATTCGACCCGAAGCTGTATAAGAACACCCCTATCGAGATAGATGGAGGGCACGACGGGCACGTTGGGCAGGTGCTAAACGGAGTCAGCGCGTACTCAGAAGTATACCGAGTACTGAAAAAATACTACTCAAGGGTATCTATAACGGCGGGAGTTTCAGCGCCGGACGTCAAAGATCGGCTTGAGCAGGTAAACAGGCTTCTCCTACACGAGCTATTCGTAGTAGCGCCGCAGCTAAAAAACTTAAGGAAATCTCTAGAATCAACTTCTCTAAAAGAAGGGACTTGGGAGTTAGATAAAAAGAAAAACAAAGATCACTCGCACTTTGCGGACGCCCCAGGCTACCCACTATACGCTAGGACAGCAGGGAAAGACTTACTAAACCCATTTGCAAAACGAATTTTAGGAACAAGCAGGCTATAAATGTCGGAAACATTCTATCAACATCCTGACTACGCAGCACTATTAAAAGTGTGGAAAGTAGCTAAGGATCTCTACGACGGAGATCACGATACGCTAGTAGGCGCTGATTACTTGTGGCGGACAGAGAACGAGTCGAGCAAGTTAGATGGACAAAGAATATTAGGGATCAGGTGTCAACGGACCCGATATTTGAATTTATCGGAAGTATTGGTGTCACTATGGAAGTCGATTTTCTTTAAGCAAGACCCTATCTACTCTGCGCGAGTACAACAGGATTTAGAGCAAGAACTTAAAGACGTAACAGGGACAGGGATGTCATTAACGACCTATCTTAAGGATAGTTTGCTTAGAGACATGTTGCTTTATGGCAGATCGATATCTCTTGTAAACGCACCATTTCAAATACAAAGAACGACGGG